TCTACAATATTAAATAATATTGTTTTAAATTCTTCGTTATTCAAATTTTTTAATGTAACTATATCGCCAAATTCAAAATATCCAAAGCCAAAAGAAGTAAATTCAAATACATAATATTCAAGTCCATTGAGCTTTTCGTATATATTAACAATATAGTCTTCTCGATTTTTATCCATTATTTGATTATTATCTATTCTTATGGTTACTCTATCATTATCATCTATTCCTTCAGGATAATATATATTATCTTCTTGTGGACTTCTTCCTAATACAACAGAATTAAAAGCACCTATTTTCTTACCAATTGTTAATTTTTCAAGGTCATTTTCATCAATAACCTCTCCTGTTTCTTCAGGATATGCAACTGACAAATCCTTATTAAATATTTTTATAAAGCCTCCTGATGTAGCTGCGATTTCATCTAATATATCTCTATATGTAACATCTTGGCCTGCATATTTATCTTCAGTTATTATCTTATCTGAATTTGCAAAAATAGGTGTTTTCAAAACAAATTCGAATTTACTACATATTGCTTGCAATAAAATTCCAACAGTTATTTCTCCTGTACTATAATCTAATGCTAACGGATCATCATCATATTTTATATGTGTATCTATTAAATGGTCATATAAATATAATTTTGTAGAGTTTTTGTCTACTACATCTTCTTTGTCATAAACAACATATTCTCCCCAATCTACATATTCATAATCATCAAATTCAGATGTTCTAACACCAAGTTTTACATTTATTGCGGTTGCTGAAGCAATATTTTCTCTTCTTTCTTTTTCAATTAAATACTTTACTCTATTAGTAGATAGCATGCCAACCGACATACTATCTACTTCACTTACAGAATATGTTTTATCCAAGTCTGTAGCTAAATACTTTACTCTAGAATTGTTTATTTCTCTAACTTTCTTTTCGTTGACTTGTCTTACTGTTAATATTTTATCTACTTCTATTGATGTATAATTTTCTACTTCTAATGTTAATTGTCTCATTACAGATGTCAACATTTCTCCATTTACAGAAGGTTCAGCACTTTTCACATAAGTTTTATCTAATGTTGTTTTTCCAAACTCTAGAAGCATATTTATTTGTTTTCCATATTTCTTCATTTTTGTTTTGAAACTATCATTTGTTTTTAACATGCTTATCCTCCCTTTCATTTGGTGTCAAATTAACTGAAAAAATATTATATCTAGATCTATCTTTTGACAATTCTTCTTCATAATCTCCTGCATAATAATCAGCTGTACAAGTACATTTATATTTATTATTGTAGTATTCTACTTCAATTGATGCTTCATCTAATACTAATTCAAGTTCAGACATTTCATCAGGATCAGTTGGTTCTATTTCAAGCATAATTTTAGGAAAGTTGCCAACTAATGAGCCTTTCATACTACCTGCCATATTTCTTCCTGTATCAGAACTCCAAAGTTTATTTCTTCCTAATTTATAATTATTTATACATTTAAAAGATTTTCCATTTAATTTTATTAATTCTCCACTATATTTCATTAATTGCACCTCCCATTAGTTGCTAGGGCTAATCTGTCGTTTCTTTTTCTTATTTGTCTTTGTATTACTTCCCCATCAACTTCTACATTTACAATGATGTCTCCACCATCGTTATTGTCAGAAGGTTTATCATCTTGATCTTTAAACATTTTTAATGCTGTTAATATCATGTCTAACATTTTGTCTTCTGGTGCAACAATTTCTCCTTGTGTTTTATTATCTCCAATCATTGCTAATTGAGGTGTATTTGCTTTTACATATCCACCTTGTGCAAGTTTTGGAATACTTAATTCATTAAGTTTTGTAATATTTACTCCTGGAATAGCATTTATAACACCTATTGCACCATTAATCATTCTTATGAATTTATTTACTATATTTTCAATAGAAGTTAAAACACCATTTATTCCTGCCTTTACTGCTCCACTTATTGAATCTCCAATTTTTGTTCCTAATTCAGAGAATGTATTTTTAACTTTATTCCATATTCCACTAAAGAAACTTGCAATATTGTTAAATATAGATGTAATTTTGTTATAAGCAGTTTGAAAAGCATTTACTATACCATTTTTTATGTTTGTAACTGCATTTACTATATTAGATTTAATATTATTCCAAATATTTGAAGCTGTATCTTTTATAGAAGTAAATACATTTGAAATCGTTGTTTTTATTGTATTAAACACATTTGAAATCGTTGTTTTTATTCCATTTATAACATTAGTAATTACTGTCTTGATACCATTCCATATTGTACTTACAAATGATTTAATACCATTCCATATATTTTCCCATACAGTTTTTATTGCATTTAATACCGTCTGAATAACACCTGATACAATATTTATTGCCGTTTCTACTACACCTTTGATAGCATTCCATACTGTATCAACTATTCCTTTTATTGCATCCCATATTCCTGAAAAGAAAGTTTTTATTCCTTCCCAAGCTTTACTCCAATCGCCAGTAAATATTCCAACTATGAAATCTATTAATCCCTTAAATGTCTTTATAATACCTGCAATTGTATCTGCAATAGATCCAAATACTGAACATATTGTATTCCATATACTTTCAAATATTGGGACTAATACAGGAATTATATTTTCTATAATCCAATCAATTAATGGTTTTAACCAGTTTTCCCATAATACTTGTAAAGCATTTACTATTGATCCAACAAATTCTCCTATTTGATCTACCAAAGGTCTTAAATGTTCTTCCCATAAAGTACCAATACCATTTGCAATATTATCCAAAAATGGTACTACATATTCGTTATAAACATCTAAAAACTTACTAAATGTATCACTTAATCCTGTTTTTAAACTTTCCATAAATGGACTTATATATGTATCATATACTTCGTTCCATTTATCGCCAACATAAGTCATTGCTTCAGCTAAAGTTCCTGTTACTTTTTGAATTGGACCTAGTACATTGTTAAATGTTTCTTTTATTTTCTCTGCATTATCTATAATTGGTTGAAATAATATACCTTTTATGTCTTTTGTAAATTTTGCACACACTTCTTGAGCACTCATAAAAGGATTAGCAAACATGGAAATAATGTCTGCACCTATTTGCTTTGCTGTATCTCCACTTAATACATCTGATATTTCTCCTAATGCTTGCCAAAAATTACCCGTTAATGCCATGTCTTCACTTGAAATATCAAACATATTACATATATGTGTTTTTATTCTATCTACATATTGCTCTAAATAAATATCAATACTTCCTACAAAAAATTCTGCAATATTAACTCCAATTCTTGCTATACTACCTGTCATTTGACCAAGTGAATATAAACAAGTATCCACCCACTGTTGTGCTGAATTTAAAACATCAGGATCTGTCCAAATATCAATAATAGCATTTTTTATATTCAAAAGGTGATCTAGTATGCCATCAAAATTTGTATCATCAAAACTAGCACTAAATCCTTCCTTAAATATACTTGCTAATTCTTTTACTTTTTCTAAAAGTCCATCAAAAGCAGATGTATCTTCAGCAACAGTGCTTGAAACATCAAGTGAATCAGTTAAACTTGAAGATCCACCACTACTTCCTGATGAACCACTACTTGAATCGCTATTATCATCAAGTTTATTTATTTCATCAAATCCTGCTAGTGATCTTTTTATTTTCTTTGCTGAATTTGAAGCACTATCACCAACACCACTAACTGCATCTGAAGCATTATCAGCACTAGTTGCTACATCTCCAATTCCATTAGAAACAGTTTCAACACTATCAGCTTTTAATCCAAACAAAGATAACAACCCTGCAAATGCTGTAAATAACTTTGTTACTGCATTTGTTGCGGTTGTTATTACTGGAACAAATAATTTTACTATTGGTTGTATTACATTTCCAATAGCTGTTTTCATATTAGTGAAAGCTGTGCTTAATTGAGCAATTTTTCCTGAATATGTATTAGCATATAGTGCAGCATCATTGCTTTGGAATTTTGTTTCTTCTAATATTCCATTTACTTCTGCTTGTATCTTTTGTTCTTGAGTTAATTTATCTCTGGTTGTCCCAATAGATGTTGCATAGTCTTCCCACATTTTAGCAACATTTTTTGTTACACCAGCATTATCAACAACAACTGAATTTTCATTTTTCAAACCTTCTGTTGCTGTTTGAACTGCATCTCCTAAGCTATAAGTACTTTGTCTTGCAAAAGTTGCACTATTTTTTAATGCATTCATGGTTTTTTGAATTTGGTCTGAACTATAACCTCTTAAAGCTAAATTTTTGTATGCTGCAACTGCATTATTTAGTGGAACTAGTCCATCAGAAATATAATCATTAATAAATGCTTTTGCCTGATCAAAACTTTTTCCCTGACCTGTTAAAATGGAATTTAATCCAATCCATGCATTTGCTGTTTCACTTGCTACACTTACACATTCTTTTCCAAATTTTATTACTGCAGCAACAGAAAATGCCTTTAAAACAGCCTTACCGATTTTATTTAAAGAAGTAGATATTTGTGAAGAAGCTGTATCAGCTTGTTTATTAACATCATTTAATTGTGAGCTGAATTTGTCACTATTAAGTATTAAACTTAAATCAATTTCTCCAACATTTGTACTCATTTAATCACCCACTTCCCTCTTTACTCATAGCAATAAACATTTCTTTAATACTGTTCATTGACTGTTCGTAAGTTTCTTTGCTCATTTGACTAGCATTTTTATTTCGCCACTCGCTTCTTATTCTCAATTCATCAGGTGAGAAATTTTTAAGTATTTCAGGATTATTTTCACTTCTTATTCTTACTATATTTCCTAATGGTGTATTTCCATTAAGACCTGCAATATCACTACATAATTCCCCCCAACTTAAATTATCTATTTCTTTTCTGATACTATATCCGTATTGAGTTTTTAAACTCGATGCAATCAAATCCCAATCGTCAAATAAGTCATACCAAGTATCACTATTGTTGCTTGTCTTGAAATCGTTTCTCCATTTCCTCATAAGGAACTTCATTTACAATTGCTGATAAAGCAACTACTATTGCCCTTAATCCTGGAATTGTAGGTTTCATTTCTTTTATTTCTTTCAAGGCTTTTTCGCCCATTAACATTTCAATCATTTTATACATAGTATCAATAGAAAAATCTTCATTTTGAATTTTCTCTTGCACTAATAAATAGTTGTCTGCACTTGTATCTACTTCATATTCTTTATCTTCAGCTATTTTTATTTTAGCTGGTTCTTTTCCTAATTTTGAACTAATATCAATAATAGCCATTTTAAATTCCTCCATTTTTTAATTTTTAATAAAAAAAATAAGCCCCAGTATAATGATTATACTGAGGCATTTTTTATGCTGCTGGTGTTACAGTAGGTTTTCCATTTGACATAACCTCAAATTCTAAAGGTGCTACATTTGTACTATCGCCAGTTCCTGCATTTGATACAGAAATTATGCAATCAAATTTAACACTTGTACCATCTCCAAACACCCATTCAAATACAGATTCTACACTCTTATTTGATAAGAATAGTTTAGAAGCTACATAGTCGTTTCCTTCATCTCCAACATTTCTTTTTCCTGAAATGCTTATAGAGAAGCCTTTGCCT